GACTTCTTCAACCGTGAGAGGCTGCGAGCTTTTGTTGAACGGAGGAAATAGCAATTCGGTCATAAGGGATTCGCTGGTTTTTTTGGCCGTGGTGGAGAATACACACGGTTTTTTGTCCACTTGCGGCGTGACCGCAAAAAGCCCAAACGAGCCACGGAATGACCCAAACAAGCCCGAACAAGCCCTAAAAAAATTATTGACGGGGAGGAGGCTGCCGGTTTTTTCGGAGGCGCTTGACCGCGCCGCTCTTTGAAAGGCCTAAGAGTTTCCCAATCTCCTCAGCATCAAGCCGCTCGCCGGTGCCCTCGAGCGCAGCCTGCGCCAGCAAAACGGCCAGCCGTTCAGGCCCGATCAGTTCTCGCGCCCGAGCCTTGTCTTGCTCATCGGCGAGTTTGTAGAGCAGCTTGCGCCAGCCCATTGCTCTTGAAAGAAAAGACGAAAAACAGTATCAGACCCAACCCTGAGAAAAAGCTCAGGCTCGAACAAAAGTCTTGCCAAACACGCAAACGTTTGGTTATTAACGACGCTGTTACAGGAAAGTGGTCTCTAGAGACCGTTGAACCGTTCGGAGTTCGCAGCTCTGAACGGTTCCTTGTTTTCCGGGCTCGGCGGCGGCCGAGTGGTGTGCTGTAGTCCGTAGAAATGTGCCAGAATACGCATAGTCATTGGATTGATTACTGGTTTCTATTGGGGCTAGGGATTGTGATATTTTTGGAACAATTGCGCAAGGACAAAACGGACATAAGGAGCATATTTTGCAATGTGCTGCGAGGAGAGATGTTACACGACGTTGAATAAAGTTTAACCGAGTTGAACTATGGCCCACCGAGGTTTTATGCAATCCTGTGGACCGTGATGGCCAGAGAATTAAAAGACGATTTCATCGGGGCCAAAATAGAGAAAGCCAAGAAAACCACCTTTGAAAAAGAGTCTTTGGCATATGGTGAAATTCTCGATCTTGAACTGGATTCTTCAAAAATTCTCCGCAAGTGGATCGACCAGTTCAATAAGCTGATGAAACTTGGTACTCCGCCGGTCTGGCCACCGAAGTTTTACACGATAGCCAATCCGCCAGAGCAACCAAAGGCGAAGCTCAGGCGCAGGCGACCAAAGAAGTAGACTAAGCGGTCGCAGCGTTCATCCGGACAATCTTCTTGTCTATCCCCGGCCAGATCTCAAACCATGGTCGGCCTTCGTCCGGCTCGATCGAACGGTCGGTGTAGAATCGCTTGATCGTCGACTCGAGGTCTCCGCATGCCCTCGCCACATCCCCGCTTGAGCGGAACGACTGGGCATAGGTAGCGTATGAATTGCGCAATCCGTTCTCGGGAAGCTCGATCTCCAACTTCCCGAATAGCTCAGCAATTAGCTTCGTATGGGTCGACTGGTACAAGTTGACGACCGGTCCCGATTTCTCGGCAACCAGTTGCAGCCATTCCTTGGCGGCCGGCTCCAGCGGGATATTGCGCCGCCGATCAGCGGCTCGCGTATGTTTGGCGACCTCTTGGCGGACCTTGATTAGGTTCTTTGTCCAAAGAATATCCGTCCACTCAATGATCTGCTGACTAGCCCGGTCGCGAAGCATCTCGCTGCGCCGCATTCCGGCCAGTCCACCGAGCACGAAATAGGGCAAAAGCCCTAGATACTTCTTTGTCTGCTTTTCCTCTGGCGTGATCGGTTCCAACCCCGAGCTCACGAAGAGCAGTCGGCGAAAGTCTCCAATGTCGATAATGTCGTTGTTGACCCCCCATTTATCCATTGGTCGAATCTTCGCCATCAGATCGAACGCGAGATACCCAGTCAAATGCGCCCACGCGATAAACTTGTGCACGGTTTTGTAATGCGACCGGCGATTCCCTCCTGGTGGGTATTGTTCAAGATATTGGCGCAGCATTGATTCGGTCATCTGGCAGGCGTCGATATTGCCGAGTTTTGAACAGAGCTTTTGAAGCCGCTGTCGGTCATCGTCGAGCGTCCGCGGTGCTCTGCCTTCATGAATTTGCCGCTCTTCAAAGATTTGAACCAATTCAAAGAGGTGGGCTTTCTTCGAAACGTTAAGGACGGTTTGTCGATAGTGACGAACGGCCTCAAGCAGATTACTCATTGAACCGCCAAGGAGATCTCGTGCCACCTGAACCGTTGCAAGATCCTCATTGCTCAGAGCTTGCGCCTTTGCGACGCGGCCGCGAACAAAGATGCTGTTTATTGCCTTCTCAGCATCTTCCTTGCTTTTGAAATACCTCGCCTCGTCTTTTCCTGATTCAGTAAGCCGACTAGGGACGATGATGCGCCAGGTGTCTTTTCGTGCGTAGTAGCGTTTCGCTTTCATCGATTGCCCTTCTCGAGCCACAATTGAAATTGTTTGCGATTGAATCGCCATCTGCCGCCTTTGCCTACGTCTTGCCGGGCCCCTGGAATAACCCCCATCCTGGCGTACCTACGAATCGTGCGTTGGTCTTTACGGAGAACAGCAGCCACTTCTTCAATCGTCAGGGGTGCAGAAGTTTTGTTGAACGGAGGGAAAAGCAGCTCCGGATCTATCGGTGTATCTTTCATGTATCAGAGTTACTACGACTTTGTAACAGAATGCTTAAGTCCGCGTGTCCGCTATAGCCTTTGTAACCAACTTAAATTACGAATACGGTGAACGAAAAACTCTTTCACAAGTCGCATATCCGCAGGATATTGCAAACATCTACGAGGAGGAAATGGTGTCTGGGTTGGGTGGGGCTCGAACCCACAACCAACGCCTTAAAAGGGCGCTGGTTGAATATCGCTAAAGTATTGATATCACAGCACTTTAAGCGAGTATCCTAGCCATCGTAACACCATTGTAGCACTGCTTTCCGTAAAAAAGTTCGTATTTTCAACACTTTTCGCATTGCGCACCGCTTAATAGAACGTTTAACGTTGTTCAACGTCGTTTAACGCATGACCTCCTACACCCAATTCCTCGCCACCAAACGGATCCTTGCCTCGGCGCACGGGCTTGGGAAACTGCCAGAGATCCACAAGCAGCTTTTCCCGTTTCAGCGGGACGCCGTCTTGCGCGCGCTCGAGTTCGGCAAGATGGCGCTCTTTGAGGAATGCGGGCTCGGGAAAACGATCCAGCAACTCGAATGGGCCCGACATGTCGCGGCACACACCGGCCGGCCAGTGATCGTCTTTGCTCCCTTAGCTGTCGCCGAGCAGACGGTACGAGAAGCGCAGTTGATCGACCTGGAGGCACGGATCGCCAAGTCAAAGGAGGATATCACCAACTCGAGCGTCTACATCACCAACTACCAGAAGCTGCATCTCTTTGATGCCGGCGTATTTGGTGGCGTGGTCCTGGACGAGTCCTCCATCCTCAAACATCACGACGGCAGCTATCGCACCGCTCTGATCGAATCGTTCGCACAGACGCCGTTTAAGCTCTGCTGCACGGCCACCCCATCACCCAACGATTTTATGGAGCTCGGGAACCACGCCGAATTCCTGGACGTCATGACGCGGAGCGAGATGCTGGCCACGTTCTTTACCCACGACGGAGGCGAGACTCAGACCTGGCGCCTAAAGAAACACGCTGTCCACGATTTCTGGGCGTGGGTCTCCTCGTGGGCAGTGGCGATCCGTCATCCCAAAGATCTTGGCTACGAGATGGATGGCTTTAATCTCCCGCCTATCCAATACCTCGAGCACGTCGTGGAATCCGATATCACGACAGACTCTGGCGATACGCTATTTATGTTGCCGGCCAGTTCCTTATCTGAGCGCCGCGGTGCCCGCAAACGATCGCACGTCGACCGGCTCGCCAAGGCGGTTGAACTGGTCACTCGTCAGCCAGATGATCTCTTTGTCCTGTGGTGCAACACCAACGCGGAATCGGCTGAGCTCGCAGCCCTAATCCCGGATGCCGTGGAGGTGACGGGCTCAGATCCTGACGAGCACAAAACGCGATCCATGCTCGACTTTGCTGATGGCAAAATCCGAGTGCTGATCACCAAGGCCTCGATCGCCGGCTGGGGAATGAACTGGCAGCGCTGTCATAACGCCGTGTTCGTTTCGCTCTCGGACAGCTTCGAACAACTCTACCAAGCCGTCCGCCGGATCCACCGGTTCGGCCAACGGGAGCTGGTGACGATCCATTTAATCTCCTCAACGCTCGAGGACGCGGTGATGCGCAACATCAAGCGCAAGGCCGATCAGCACGAGCAGATGGTTGAATCTATGATTAAAAAAATCAAATCGACCAAGCCAGAGGGCTTCCGTTACCAAGCCGACCAAGAGACCGGACCCGGCTGGACGATGCTCTTAGGCGATTGCGTAGACGCGTGCAAAACGATTCCCGACGACTCGGTCCACTTTAGCGTTTTCAGCCCGCCCTTCGCCTCCCTTTACACCTACAGCCAGAGCGAGCGCGACATGGGAAACGTCCGCAACGACGCGGAATTCTTTCAGCATTTCAGTTTTCTCGTGTCTCAGCTTTTCCGGGTGCTCATCCCAGGGCGCCTGGTCGCGGTTCACGTCATGAATCTACCGACCAGTAAAGAGCGGGACGGCTACATCGGGATCCGTGATTTCCGCGGTGACATCATCCGCGCCTTCGAAAAGCACGGCTTCATATACCACAGCGAGGTCACGATCTGGAAGGATCCCGTGACCGCCATGCAGCGCACCAAGGCTCTAGGTCTCCTGCATAAGCAGCTTAAGAAAGACTCCTGCATGAGTCGCCAGGGCATTCCTGACTACCTTGTGGTCTTGCGCAAGCCAGGGATTAATCCGTACCGCGTCACCCATACCAACGAAAGCTTCCCGGTCGACCAGTGGCAACGCTACGCCTCACCCGTCTGGATGGATATCAACCCTGGCGATACGCTCCAGCGGGAGAGCGCCCGCGAGCAGGCCGACGAGCGACACATCGCGCCGTTACAGTTGCAGGTGATCCGCCGGGCGCTCGAGCTCTGGACCAACCCGGACGACCTCGTTCTCTCGCCGTTTGCCGGGATTGGGAGCGAGGGCTTCGAGTCGATCAAGGCCGGGCGCCGGTTCCTTGGGATCGAACTCAAGAAGAGCTATTTCGACCAGGCGTGCGCCAATCTGCGCGCCGCGGTCAACGAACTCAGTCAGGACATGAAACTGGAATGAAAAAGAAAACACTTAAACCCGGCGACATCGTAAAAGATCCGTCGATCGGATTGGGTATGGTGATGCGCAACGAGGAGCCCGAGCTCTTAATAGCTTTCCCCGGGATGGAGGAGTTTAGCGTTTACCTCTACACCAGTAAGGAGTTCGAGCTGCTCGAGCGCGTCGGCAAGATCAAGCATTTCGAGGAGTAGCCCTCAAATGACCCACAAACCCGCAGACGAATCCCTCCAGCGCGCCGCCACTGCTATCCAGCTTTCCGTTGTGATCATGGAGACGCACTTGGCCGAGCCGGAGATCGGCAACGAGCTTTTTACGTTGCTCTATGAGGAGTGGCTCAGGGAGGGCAGGAGCCGGAACTGGATCGCCGCGGCCGAGGACGCGATCGACGATATCCGGCTGATCGGGTTTGTGAAAGACGAGCGCGACCAAAAATGGAGGCTGATTACCGAATGGAACAAGGAATAAATGATGCGGTTAATCCGCTAGAGGGCGGGGACGCATTTACGTTGCCAACCGATCCGCCGAAAGGCCGAGCGTTTGCGCTCAAGATGACGGCGCCAAAAAAGAACGTCGTCGATCCGCCCGGCGGGAAAAACTCTGTCGCTGATCCCGCCCTGATCATCCTGAGCGCTGTGCCTGTACTCCTGGCCGCAGTGGTGTGGAGAGTAGCGCGACGCCAGCAGAGGTAACTGATAATGGATATCCCGCCCTTAGAGGAAATCCCAGGCCACAAGGAACTGACGCCGAACGAGCGCGCGGCTCTCCTGTTTCAGTTGGGGATCCTGATTGAGGAGGTCAGCAAGAACTACGAACTCGGGTTGGATGTCCATGTGGCGATCGGCCGGTATCTGTTCCCGAACGACAATTGGCAGACTGCGAAAAAGAAACTGGTCAAGATGTTCACCGAACTGGACGACATCGGCCAGATGATTTTCCAGAAAGATCCGCTGACTCAGCAATGGATGCTAGCGATCGCTTGGCAAAAGGACATGGAGAAATGACTGACTAAAATGAGCGAGGTCTTATCTAATCTCCTGAAATGGGCCGGCGAACACGCTCACAACGTGCTGGTCGAAGCACAGCAGGACATGATCCCCTGCTGGGCGTTTTTCGATGGCGAGAATAATCTTAATATCGTTGGTACTCCATGGTCGAACGACAAAGAAAAGGAAATAATTGGCAAGCAGATCCGCCACATGCTGCGCGCGAAAAAAGCTACTGCTTACTCACTGGTTGTTGAGGCATGGGCCGCTCGGATGCCCCCTGGATGGAAAATGGGTGATCCTCGCATAGAATCCAGACGTCATCCTGACCGGATAGAAATCGTTGTGGCATTTGCTACAGACGGAGAAACGACGCTGTGGCGGCGATGGGAAACTAAGCGCGATTACTTGGAGCGAGTGTTCAAATTGAAAGAACTTCCCATCGAATACAACCAAGTCAGCAGCTGGATGGCTGAACTCCTCCCTAAGCCCGGCGCGAAAAAATAGCCACCATGCCCTCTGTCCCACTCACCACCGATCAGATCGAGCTGCTCCTGGTCTTGTGCCAGATCAACCGGGACATTTTCTCCTATGCACGCGTGCGGGACGAGCCGTCCGCCGTCCGCAAACAGAAACTGGCAGCCGAGCTCGAGTTGACCAAGGCGACGATCAAAGCGCTGGAGGAAGCAAGGTGACCAGCGATCCCTACAAGCTCAAACGACTCAAAGATGCCCGCGTTCGTTCCGGATTCCAGGGATTCAACTCTAGCGACGAGGACGGTATGAACGGATGTTTCATGCTCGTCCGCGCCGGGAGACGTCTGGCGTGCATCGCGAGCGACCAGGAAGGTTGGGAGCACGTCTCGGTCAGTGACCGGACAACGCGCCGCAGTCAAGAGGTCTGCCCGACATGGGAGGACATGTGCTTTATCAAGTCGGCGTTCTGGGATGACGAGGAGTGCGTCATCGAATACCACGTTCCGCGGAGTGAATGGATCAACCAGCATCCGGGCTGCTTGCACTTGTGGCGCCCAAAGGACGTCGAGATACCGAGGCCACCATCGATCATGGTTGGATTCCGCGAATGAGCCTCTTGATCCAGCTCCTCGCCATGCTGCTGCCAGCCGGGATCAAACGCGCTCTGTTCACCTCGGCACTTGGCTGGAGTATCGGTTCAGGAACCACGATCGGGTGCTCGATCATCTTGGCCAAGCGCGTGACGATCGGCGCTGACTGCCGGATCGGGCACCTGAACATTTTCGGGCGTTTAAAAGAGCTCCAAATTAATAATGCGACCGAGATTGGGAACCTGAACCATTTCAGCGCAAGTCGGCACTCTGGATGGCCCGACGCATTCTGGATCGGCAACCATGCCAAGGTGACCTCCCGCCATTATTTCGATTGCTCGGGCGGAATCCGGATCGGGGACTATTCCCTGATCGGCGGCCGGGAAACGCACTTCTGGACCCATTTTTATGATTCGCGCACCGTCGAGGCCCGCGAACTCTCAGTCGGTAAGCGCTGCTACATCGGCGCCCGAGCGACGCTTGTTTACTGCCACATCCCCAATGATTGCGTGGTCGGCGCCGGAGCGGTCGTGACGCGGGATTTTTCAGATGCCAGTGACGGGTTGCTGATTGCCGGGAACCCGGCCGAGATAAAAAAGCGGTTTTTGACGTCTGCCGAGAAAGTTCGAACTGGAGAATTGAAAAATGACCACGCACGAGATTGACCTGCAACCACTGCGCGAGTTTATCAAGACGATCTGGGAGATGCCGGAGGGCCAGGTAAGTGACCCCCTGGCGCTGCTCGAGATTCGGGTGCGATACGCGCTGGAGGCCTATGACGCGAGTGAGGAGGAGGGAGAATGAAAGAGCTCTACATCGATCCAACACGAACCGAACTGCCGGAAACCGGCATCTACGTCCGCGCGAAAAATCTGGTGACAATCTCTGGGCAGAGAATACGGTACTGCTCTTGCTCGGGCACCCGACCGTAGAACGACCACATCAGGTTTCAGAATGAGCGCTGAACCCTTGAAAGACGTAGAACGAGTCGAAAAACTGGCCACCGATATTCTACTGCCCATCAGAGAGAATTACCGTCGTGGCCCGATACACAGGGATCGCGTATATGAAGCGCTAAATGCGCTAGCGTTTGCGCTGGCCTTGACGCTAGAAGCTGTCGACGATCCGCACGCGAAAGAGTTTTTCGATGCTGCGTTACTCAGAAATCAGAATCCCATGGCTCGATCGGAATGAACATCCGCGATCTCAAGCTCACTGATATCGGCCGCTGGGTCGTGTACAGCTCTCACAACAAGGCCGAGGTCGGCCGACTCAAAAGCTGGAACAACTCGTTTATCTTTGTCGTTTTTACGTGCGACGGGCAATGGGAGCGGTACTGGGAGTACACAGGCCAGTCAGTCAACCCGGAGGACTGCGAGCTCAAGGAATGAACCGATGCGCGAGCTCGCCCTGTTTGTCTTGCAGATCCTTATTGGGTTTGCTGTCCTTATCGGCACGATCCTCGCGCTGTTCGCGTGGAGTGGCGCGAGGTTGTGAGGGACTGAAATGAATACAAATTATCGCGATCATTTCTTTCGGCACTGGATCGAGGACCGTTTCCCGAACGCCGAGCAACGCGAATTCTGCTTGGCCGATATAGAGGAAGCGTTCAACCTGGCTTTCCGCCTTGGCTACGTTGACGCCATGCGTGCTGGGCGAACAAATGAAAGTAATTCACAGGGCCAAACTCCTGAGTAACAACGGAGATGTTTCTCCGATGTGCGCTGAGATACCGCGCAAACTGAATCTCAAGCGCGAGAGTTGGACATTGGTCGATAAATTTGTCACGTGCCCGAAATGTTTGGCGATCCAACGCTCTGCAAAGTTGTAGACGTTTCCCTGAATAACTTCCTACAACGCAGATAATCTCTAACCGGCCGCTTGATCGCTCTTTCGCCGCCCTTCCCATCGTTTAAGCGAGGCCGCCCGCATCTTTTCCGGATCCCGCGCTTTACTCTTCCCGGTGGCTTTGCCCATCAGGCTCGCGGCCGCGCTCCGGGCCCCTGAAAGCGAGCGCACGTAGTCTTTGATCACCTGATCCGGAATTTTGGCGGTGCAGTGAGGGCACTTCATTTTTACGGTTTCCAGTGCTGGAGCACACAACTCGACAATAAATTCACATTGCTGCTCTGAGTATACCACAACGTTGAGCTTTAAACGAAGAATGCTGCTGCAAAACAGCAACTGAGCACCCCTAAAACCACGAGGAAAACGATCGTGTCGGTCGTTTCACTGTAGTTTCGGATGTGCCATCCAAGCTGCGCCAGTCGTTTCATTTGCCTAGCGCCTCGTCCAGAATCGAATTGGCAGTCGCGCTCGAAAGCTTCGACGCATGCTGCTGCGCGCAACTGACAAGCGTCCCGCCAGCGATTCCACCCAGGGCGAGGACTGCGATTATGACGAACTTCATACCACCAACTATAACCTCAACGTTGAGGTTGTCAAGCCCAACGTTGAGGTTCACTGGTGACAATCGTTCCGAGCCGAATGCCCTAGCGCAAAATTCAAGTCTGGTGCGCCAGCCAGTACAGGAGCACGGCGAACAGGATCCCGGTGATCAGGAGGAAGTGTTTCATTTTTACCGCGCCAAGGTCTGTTGCACCCGGATGAAATCAATTTGGAGATCAATTTCGCCCGAACCCGTATCGAAATTAACCCCTTGAACACCCAGGGCGAGTGCCGTGGTATCGATATTGCTGGTAGGCGGTGCCGTTAAAGCCACCCCGTCGATGGTGTAAGAATAGACGTGCGAAGAACCGACGGTGAGAATGAAGGTGTGCCAGGAAAGATCGGCAGTCACTCCCGTCGCCATACTACCAGCGAACGAATTGGCCTGCATAGCAGCCGCATACCATTTGATGTCGCTACTCAAGCTGGGATCGAACATGAAAAAGAGCCCGTTATTAATTCCTGTTCGTGCGCCCGCAACATCACTGATATTATTAAACAAGCCGACAAACCATTTACTGTATTTACTGGTCGTTGGAAGCGTAGTGGCGAGCCGCATTCGCCATGTAATAGTGATCGGCTGTTGCCCCGTGAAAAAGTCTCGACCAGTCAAATTCCCTAAAGCCAACGCGACGGCTCCAGAACTTGCATTCCCGGTGCTAGCGGCTAGCTGGACAACCCCATTTGTCTTATCCCCGGAAACGCAAGCCACATTGACCGGGGTAACCCCAACCCCTGTAGCATAGGTTTTCCAACCCCATTTCCACGGCGCAGCGCCCCAGAAATCTTCAGTATCATCCACACCAGTTGTCGGATCAAACGAACCGCCCGCTGGTGGCGTTGACCAAGCACCAGTACCATCCAGGTAATGCGCGGCGGTGTTGTCGAGTTTTCGCAAGAGTCCATGCGCCGACGTGCTCGCATTAAGCGTCGTGATATCAGTGGTTGCACCAAGCGTATCCAAGGCTTGCGCGATTGTCGGCACTGCTCCGAAAACGCCCGTCCCGAGCAGCACCTTGGTTGCGTCGTTTGGGGGTGCCGGAACGAATCCTGGCTGCGTTGCGGTACAGATACCAGGAGCGTCCAACGCAACCAATGCGCCACTCGCCATCGTGCCCGAGACGTTGTTCCCTTTGAATCCTCTGTTGGTGACAGCAATGGAAACGCCGGAGGTCACAGTCGTGACCTCGGCGAACATGAAAAGCGTGCCGTCGGTTATCAGAACCGTTTGCCCTAAAACCGGCCAACTAGCGGAAGTGATCGCAATAGTGACCGCACCCCCCAAAGCGGGAACCGTAAAAGAAGACGTGGTCTTGGTCTGATAAGGCGCCAGCGTTACCGTGTCGGCCAAGACTGCCCGGTCAACCCATCCGCGGGCCGCGGTGTCGTAGGTCGCTTTAAGCATGTCGCCCGTGCTCGCCCCGGTTTGCGCGACTAAACTCCAATAGGTGGCATTGGTAGGCAGGTTGCCAGTGCTGACCAGAATGCAGATATACGAACTTCCAAGATACGAAACAACGTCATTGACTGCGTAGGTTGTCCCGCCCGCGTAAGCTCCCCGCCAAGTAAAGCTGGTCCCATTGGTGCCCGCTGCGCCAGTCGCCCCGGCAGCCGCTATTTGAACCCAATGCCCGCCAACTGCTCCGGGCGCCTCGGCCAAGACTGGCGCCACAGCAACCCATGTACCGCCGGCGTAAGTGACAATGCTAGCCGGTGCGGTGCCGCTATAGGTCGTGCCGCTATTCCACGCTGCGATACTAGCCACCGAGAACGGCACCGGGCCCGTCGGCCCGGGAGCTCCGCACCAGGAAACGTTCTGGTTGTAGAGAATCGCGGTTGTAGGGACGGCGTTGAGCAGGCCGCCGACATTCGTGAAAATGCCGTGTTGAGAATCGGTGGTCGAAACGTATTGATATGTCCCAGCCGTAGCGATCTGGTAGTACGCACCGATGACATACGGCCCGGTGGGCACTGTGATCGTGACGTTTGAACCGACCGCGGGAACCGTAAACGGATCAGCGGTAACGCCCAAGACGCCCAACGCTTGGCCGATGGCAACGATCTTGCCGCCGGCGATAATGACGGTGGTCCCGTCAACTGGAATGTTGTCTGCTAGAAGCAGTTCGCTCGCATCCAGCGCTGCGTATCCGTTTGGGACATCTTTATTGGCCGTCAACTCGACTCCAGTCGGAATATCGGCCAGAGGAACGACCGGGAGCACGGTAGTCAAAAGCTTCCCGCCCGAATCAAGGCTGGCGTAGCCGCTCGCTGCTCCTTTGTTGACTTTGAGCTCGAGGGTCGAGATGTCTGGATAGGTTGTTGGAACGCTCGGTGGCGTAGTGCCGACGATCGCTCCCGAACTGATTACAGTCGTCGCAACGGCGTTCCCGGTAGTCCCGGTATTCTGCGCGACGAACGTGGTCGGATTCGTAATCGAGACGACCTTGTAAATCCCGGCTCCAGCAATGGAAACGTTCTGGCCGACTAACGACGCCAACCAATTGGTGTTGCCGATCAGGACATTGACGTTCGAACCGATCGCCGGAACTGTGAAATTTGCCGTAGTCGCATCAACTGAAATCTCCCCCAGAATGGTGCGATAAATCGTGAACGGAATATCGAGGGTGTGAACGATCTCCCCTGATGGCAACTGGTAACGAATCTCAGCCACACACGACAACGATCCAAGGGTGCCTAGAGCAACGGAAAGCTGGGTTGTATTAAAGATCGGGAACCCCTGATAGAAAATGTTCCCGTTAATGTCTGTTGATCGATTGAACACCGTATCGAGCACCAGCAACGAAACCGCTGCGGGTGGCGGAAGGTTCAATCCGAATTTGATTGCTGCACCTGCCCCCAAGTCCTGATTTACCCCTTGAGAAACGAAATAGATGTTGAGCGACGGTGTATCCTGATTTTTGAACCCGATCGGATTCGTAGGTGATCGCGTTCCAGCTTGAACCGCAATGTGGAGATCGACGTCAATGTAGAGAATCATAAAATTTTAAGGAACAGCAAAAGCCTGACCACCTAGAACAATGTTGCCGCTGCTGGTAGCAAACGAGGGCGAGACTGGTCCAGTAACCACACTCCCATCATTATAATGATAAGTGATCGTATAATAATAATTTGCCAGACCGCGATCCGGAAAAATCCCTGTCACTACTCCGCTCGCCGTAATTCCGACCCCATCCGCAGTAAGAGTGGCTGCATTGATCCGGGTAATGACTATGTCGGTGATATTATTTGAAAGATCATTCTGGTTCGGATAAATGGAGATGCCCGCTCCGATTGCGATTGGCGTATTGTAACTCCAGCCGCTCCCACCTCCCGAGCCACCTTGATCCGGGCCACCGCCAGTCCCGCCGCCCGTCCCGCCCGTTCCGCCCGTTCCGCCTCCACTACTGCCTCCGCCACCTATCCCCGGAACCCCCGTTGCGCCTCCGCCGCCTCCCGCAGCCGCACTCGCCGCAACCGCGGCCGCAATCGAAACGTCAATCATGTCCTGAATTGTTTTCGTGTCCGCTTCGATCAGGACTCCGCTGCCAAATTCTCGTAAAAGAATTCCTGTCCCTTGAATTGGACTACGGGCATTAACCGCACTAACTAACTTGTCCAGGGTATTTCTCAACCGCCTCCAACCGATACTGACTGGAACTAGAGCCTGCATCACAATTGGGCATTAGCGATCGCCACATTGATCAGCGATTGAATAGCATTCATGTTGAGGTTGATCTTGATTCCAGTCGGGGATTCTTGAATTAAAATATTTGTTCCTTGCACGAGGCTTCGCGCGTTGATCCCTGCAATAATGGTGTTTAAAGCGATTCCCAAGCTTTTCCATCCACTGGTTATTGATTGGATCCTGCTCATGTGGTGAACGCACTTGAAGCGATATAGGGACGTGGGGTGCTAGTAACCGATATTTCAAACCAACCATTGCCTAAATCGTTGCTCTGGGTATCCCCTAGATAATCAAATGCTAAGGATGCCGTCACTAATCCCACATGATTGTCACTAAGACTGGCCCCTGTCACATAAACTGTTTGTGATAGAACAGAACCGCCGCCGCCGAAGGCGAGTCCGCTGCTCGGACTTCTGGAAAACGATTTGACGGTAACAGACTGCACAATATATCGGCACAGATAAGAAACGCTGAGATACCCCTTTGATATTACAGCCGGAACCAGAACGGTCCTGCTCTGACTACCGTTTAATCCATAGTATTGCGTGCCGTAATATTGCGGGGTAAGGATTTTGTCTACGTCAGAGACGTAAGTCGTCCACGAAATAGATCCTTCATGCGTTGAGGTTGAAACCAGGGATTGTTCGGCTTGGAATTGGCCTACATAATTCACCCGCACCTCGGCTAGAAGCGCTTGCATGCTAATCACTTCGTATCCCGAGCAAATCATGGTAGGGAACTCGGGATGGGGCGAACCAGGAAAAGGGATCGCGTCCGGAACTAAATTCGCAGGCCCAACAAAGGTACACTGCATGGTATCAAGAGAATTATTTCCCGAATGAATACGGCGTCGCCCGACTTGCTCCACAAACTGTGTGACAGTCGAAAAGATCATGCGAACACCGCCTTTAAATCCGCCAACCCAGAAATCAGTTGATCTATTTTACCAAGAACAGCCGAAAGACCCCCGTCGCCGCCGCCGCCACTTTTTGTGCCGTTCCCCTGTTGTGAAGGAACAGCGGGCGCACTGTTGACACCCCCCTGCGACTCTATTGCGGACGATGACACAGGGGATACAGGAACACTGTCAGCAGCGGCTTGAGCCTTTCGCAAGGGTTTTAAAACGAAGTACATTCCGCCTGGGCCTAGCTCTGGACTCGATGACGCGATAGGGGAATCCGGAGCATCACCTGCCGTATCTGTATTTGAAACAGTCCCACTCTTTGCCACGGTTGCTAGTGGCCCATGGAAGCCAACAAGCTCCGGGTCTGCATTAGATCGATCACTATTCGCCGTTACAGTGTCAACAGTTCTTTTGATGATATCAACCGCACCGGAAAACGCAGTAGACAAAGCCTCACTTCCCTCTTTGATGTGCGCCATTACTCCGCTGAACCCTTTGATTTTCGCGATGACATCTGAATCTGTTGCAATATTCCCGGCTGTTACTTCTTCAAGCGCAGTTGGTTTTGCGCCCCCGCCTTGATCAGCGAATTCCTTTTTTTGTTCAGGTGTAAATTTGTCGAAATCCGCTTTGTTGCGGGCCGCAACGATATTTCGAACCCCGGGCATCACTGCTATATCGAACCTCTCAACTTGACGCAGCGGACTGGCTGCCGCCTGCATCATTGCTTCCCCGAATGCCTCTGCACAGGCGACTAACATTTTTGACAGCCCCACAATCACCTTGTCTATCCCAGGGCCAGCAATGGATGCTGCCAAAACAATCCCCAGGTTCGCCATTCCATCGCTAGCAAGTTTCAGGATTGCAGCAAATGCTGCCTCGCCATCCTGTTGCAATGGCCCCCAATCGCCATGCTCCAACCCCGTCATCGCATCCTTAATAACACCACCCAATTTCCCGCCCCATTCAACAGCAGCAGCTTTCCCGGGCCCGTGGAAAAAATCGGTGAGACTATCAAGCCCGGGTTTCAGGGCATCGATCAACGGGGTGCCGAAATTCTTGAACATCCCGCTGATGGAATGCTGCATCTTTTCCCATTTGCCGTTGAACGTCTGGAGAAAGGCATCAATATTGCCGAATATTCCCCCTGGTTTGGTTGCCGTCTCGATGGCATTCCTCACCTCGTCTAACAAACCGCGTTGCTTAACTAAAAGCGCATTCTGGTTTGCCAGTTTCTGCGCCTCAAGGTCTCTATCAGCCGCCTTGTGTTGTTCCTCCCTAAACCTGCCAGCAGCACTGATCAGATCCTCATAACCCACCTTCCCTGCAGCCATGAAGGCTTGCAAGGCTCGCCCCGAGAGTCCCGTTTCCGTTTCAATTTGTTTCAGCCCTTCTGTAAACTCTTTGCCGAATGTGCCAGACATTCGCCCAATGCCGCTTTCGCCTACTCCGCCGATCGCTTGCACCAATCCGCCAATTGCTGATCCGCCTGACTGCGCCCAGGCAGTGAAACTGGCCTGCATCAACCCGATTTTGCTCCCGAACGAATTTACCGAACTGGTTTGTTTCTCGGTCTGTTCATACATCCGATCCAGGTTCTGAATCGTCTGACTGATCTGTACATCCCAGGCTGCAGTGTTGCGTTCGGCTTCCTTGAATTTCTGGGCGATTTCACTCATCCCAGGAATTCCGGTCATTGCGAGTTTGACCAGATCCTTAGAGCTGACATCGGATTTTGTCAGGACGCGGGCATAGATCGCCCCCAGCTCGTCAATGTCGTTGCCGGAATTGAGCGCGATTTTCGATAATCGCCCCATCGATTCCGCAGCTTCATCCGCGGATTGCCCCGCCTCCTGCAGCTTGATTGAACCGTCTGCCAGTTTCGAAAATCCTTGCGCGGTTTCATCCCCGATATCATGCAGCTTTTTAATCGATGCCGCTGCCTTATCCGCACCCCCGTCGACAGCTCCCAGATGAAATTCCGCAGTTTCGACTTTGGCCGCTAATTCGATCGAATGTTTGATAGCGGCAAAAACGGATGAAACCCCCACTAGGGCCGCGCCCATCGCGATCAGTGGGGCGAATGCAGCCTTGAGCCCTTCGATTCCCGCCTTTGCCCCATCAGTGGCAGCGTGCAGCGATTCCGCGCCCCGTGCTGCTTCCTTAAAAAACTGCATTCCCGGAGCAAGCCCAGCCAGCCCCATAACCGAGTCTTTGACTTTGCGGGCGGCCGCTTGGAAGGTCGAGTCATCCCCGCCAAAGATCGTCGTGACTGTATCGCCCGCCATTAGCTTAGAAAGGTTGTCAAAGCCTCAAAGTCGGTCTCGGACTTTCGGATCAGTTTGGCGCCCTGTCGTTGATAAAAGAGCAACTGCAGCTGGTAACAAATAGCTACTGGCAACAGCCAAAAAATATAGTGTAAATCGAGCTTGCTGACTGCGGCAGCGGCAGTGGCTGTTTCTAATTGGGAAGCTGCCCGCCATCGTTTTTTTCCGGTGTTCCGTTTTTCCCGTCCGCCTGCTCGGTTGCGCCGGTTGACGCGGTAATTTCTGCTGCCAACAGTTTGTAAACATCCATCACCGATTCGTAATTAGTGAGGCTGACCCCCGCCGACTTGGCCCAGGCAAAAGCATCGATGCGAGCCCTGGCTTTGTTCGACATGGCAATACTGATCTGCCATTCGGTCAAAGAGCATAGCCAGACAATAATGATAGCATCATTCAACCGATCCGCGGGGTTATCACTGACTCCTAGAGAGAGAGCGAACACCTGCCGCATCAGGCTGAACGGTTCGAGCTTTTTCCCGTTGAAAAACTTAGGGGTGATTGCGGAGACGAACGCTTTCTCGGGGGTATCTGGCAACTCGAGTGTGTCTACAGATTCAAGAACATCAACAGGATTTAGGGTATCGGGCATGGATGCGAGGATTTAGGGTTTAGCGAAAAATTTGGCCTTGGTTTCAGAGCTGGCAGCTTTGGGGAACATGGAGTGGACGCTGCCGTCGTTGTTTAGGATCACTTGCCAGAGAGCGTGATCAGGGCATTCATGGCAGGCTTTGACCAGGAGCTCTTTCATCGTCTGCACTTCCCTGCACGCTTGAGCGATCGCGGCGGAATGGAGCGCGCGCAGTTCATCATGCTGCTTGGGCGCCAATGCCGGCCCCAGGGCTTTTACAAACGCATCGAACTCGTCTGCGGCAGTGGTTGAGTTGTAAGCCTTGGCCACAACTGCCGCTAATTCATGCGGTTCAAAGTTCCAGAATACCCGCTTGGGCGGTCTGGGATCGCGTTTACCTTTTTGCAGATCCGAGAGCTTAAAAACCTCGGCCACAACTGCCGGGTTATGCTTGGGGAGCGGGATCTCGAACACCTGGAGAGTCGCAGCGAGCTTGGTGTTGCTGGTAACCACAAACTGCCCGGCCGGCGTGTTCATCTTGGATTTAAAATTAGATTGATGGGGAAGCGAGCCCCGGAGCTTATGCGACCAACACGCGGATTTTCACCGTGGCAATATTGGCCGTGTCGTTTGAGAGAAACAGCTTTGTGACGTCGTGCGCGACGGGATTAGCTTCCAAATGATCTGAACCCCAGACAACTGCCTGGCCGGCGGTTAATACGATGGTATCAATCGGGGAGCCTGAGTTGTTCGTTTTGATTGTGAGCGCTTGACTCGAGTACAGCAACAGGGCATGCACGTTGGCCCTAATCCACGCGATATCGACCTCCACGAGATCAGTAGTGGCCGCAACCGTGCCGTCATACCCTACCTCAGCCGTCCCGGTATAGGTACCGAGAGCCGAAATGGCGTTCCCCTCGTCCGTTGCGTAGGTGCTGGTGATTCGATGGGTAAACATAAGCTTAAGCAGGAATCAGGGGATACATGGTGGCGTTGACCGTGCACTTTTTCATTGCATCCCGGCTCTGGGTAATCTCAATGTTTTTGCACATCACAAGGCCAGCGCTCACCCCGCCGATCGAGAGAATATTGGCAATCGTAATCGGCACCCCGGCCGCCCAGGTGAACGCGCCGGTAATTTCACCCTCAACCGTGATCTCCGCTTTTTTATCGTGACTGACAACGGCGATCGTCTCGCCGTTATTATCCTTTTGCTCAAAGATTGTCGTCATGTCGTTCTGGCGAACAGACGCAACCGCGAGCCCGGTTTCGGCAGTCGTGATGCCCCAGGTAAATCCTAGGGTCGATGGATAAACGGTGGCTGACATAGGTTCTTTACGGTGTTGGAACTGTCAACCTACCCACCAGGTAGCTCTGAAAAGTGTAAGACCTGATCAATTCGTTTTTAGTGTCCTGAGCACCCGTTATGGGCCCGAAAAATACTTGGTCAAAAGTTGTCTGGCCGCCGGTGAACAATCCGTAAGTAGGCAAACCCAATGCTAATACACCGATCAAATCCTGGTGGGTTTCGATATCGGTTTCGTTTACTTGGGTTTCAAGAATGACTTCGTAATTGATCCGGGCAACCGGGCGATCACTTGGAATCAACGTTTCATGGTACTGGGCCGATACCAGGACGATCGGGCGAACCAGAGGGTTATCAGCTTTGCTTTGCCGGACGGGCACTACTCCGGAGAGCCCAGGTAGAGGCTCTAAGAGGCTGACTAGGAAAAGTTCAGTTTCCTCAGTCATTTGAACCCAGCCTCCCGCTTTGCTTTTGCCAGTCGCTTTATGATTTCGGCTTCCATATCGCTCTTGATGTCGGCTAAAGCTCGGTCAACAGCGACATTGGTTGACGGACACTCGAGTCCACGGGCAATCGCGTTAGTCCGCACCACCGTGCGCAACGCGTTATGGGTTTTGGAAAAGTTCGTTCTGGTCAGTCGCGATCGGGGGTTGATTTTTGGGACTGCTGCCTTCGGAAATCTGGAAAGGTCAATTGTTGGCCCGGCAGATTGCACCAGTTTTTGGCCCAACAACAGGAACGCCACCCGATGATAGCCAGCTGACTTTTTACGCGATGCCATCAGTTTTCTGGCATAGTCGCGAACCAGTTTGTTGCCCGGAGTGAGCGCCTTTTTGGTTTTCCCGGTTTTATGAATCGCCCGCCGGCGCTTACTGGTCGCCTTGCCTTTGAGAACATCGGACCCGAACTTTTTACTAAGTCGATACCACGTCAGCCGCAGGATTGTCTTCCACATCAACAGTTCGAATTCAATCTTGGCAGGCTCAACAGGAGGCAAGTGCTTGTAAACCTTGAACGCGAAATCAGCCGCCTTACCCTGGATTACCTGTTCTCGAGTAGAGTTCCGCAACTTCATGTACTTTTCGAAAGTTGCGTTCCATGCCCGGGTTTCGATTTTCGTCGGCATCTATTTGATCACCTGCACAGCCTCGATTTCCCAGATGATTGGATTCTGCTGGATAGTCTCAATCCGAAAGGTCAATCCGTTGAACACGATATGCTGCCCGATGACGGGCGCCGGCGTGCCATCGATCGCATAGGAAAAGGCAATGGCTTGAGTAGCGTTAATGCCTCCAGGACCGTATTCCTCGCCCAGTCTGACTACGGTTCCGGTGACAATCGGAACGTCAACTCCTCCTATTGTCGCGGTGTTACCGAAAAGAGTTTGCGCATGACCAACCGCTGCGATAAAGCGCGCTTTGATCGCCGGGTTCATAGCCCCGCTTACTTGTACTGTGGCGTCAGGATCGCCAGAACGAGCAATGGATAGACCGGAGTCGTGCCTCCAACAGTTGCCGTCACCCTGATAAAGCCTAGCGACGACGCCGGATCGACGTTCTGTGATTTGGTTCCACCAGTGGTCGTGTAAGCCATGGCTGCACCGAGTGCCGTCCAACCAGTCGAATTGTCCGCGCTGGTCTCAACCTGCAGACTCAGCGTCGGCGTGGTCCCGGTCGGTGTCCCGACCCGAGCAATCACGTTGATCGATCCAACCGCGCCAGCGGTGGCGATTCCGGTCCCGCTCGCGGTCGTGGTAATCGATTGCGCCTCAATTAGCGCTGCGATCGTTTTCGACGTGATATCGTTCATATTGAATGAAAGCGTGCTTAGGCTCAGAGAGCTTATTGGGCGCCTGAATCCGTGCTGTAGCAGAACGAGGCCGGCCGCCGGATCCCGATGTCAGCCATCAGTCGAATCGTAACCACAATTTCGCCTCTTGACGCCTTGGTATATGGATCTGTAACAACATCGATTCCTGCCCAGTTGGCGATGATGAGATCGCTCCAGTTGCCGAAAATGACCTTGTTGCCGGCTATCTGATTTGTTGCGAACGCACCGTAGCCGTTGACCATGTCGTCCTCCCAAAGGAAGACGGGGTAAGCACTGACCTTGGGAACGCCCTTCCATGCACCACGGACACCCGGAGAGGTGATCCATTTCATGGTTTTCACGTCGGCGTTCAAGGTCGCGACATTGGATTCAAACGCCAGGATTTTTGCCCAGGTTGCCGTTGCGCCAAACGTTACCGCAGTCGCGACTCCTACGGTCGTGGTCAAGATCCCGGTCGGTTGACCAGCAGCACCAGAACCAGCCAGAGCCGCGAGGTCTTGGGCTTCAGCGAGAATCGTATTTAAGTCGTTGCGAACCAATCCTTCCGCATCGATCGAGGATTGCGTGAGCAACTGTTTGCTGAAAGCCGTTTGTCCAGAAAGCGTGTGCGGCGCCAATGTAAACTGGCCGAATGCCTGGTCCGATTCGGTTACGTCCGCATTTTCCGCAATCCAGTAAGCTGTGCCCGCGCCGCTTTGGCGAGGTATTGCCACATTCCCCTGCAAGCCGCCGAGATAGCGGGCACCGGCCGCCATGACGAACATCTTGTTGCGCAACAGATCGACTAACTCCGTGCCGAGCAGTTCAGTCTCCACCGTGTAGCCGCCGCCAGCGTTCGTGAGTGTGGCGAGATCGCGCTTAGCCGCCACGAGCGGATCAACAAAAGCAAAGGCAGGAATGAAAAACCCGTTTGGATTGCGCCCGATTCGTGTGGCGACTTCCTGTGACATTTCAAGCCCAATGCCTGACAGTTTGCCCTCCGCCGATAGTCGAATTGCCTCACAAACCGAATATCGCTTGGCGTCCTTTTTCGGAACATGGAGAGGACTCACGCTGGATCCGGCTTGCAGCCCTGAATTTGCCGTCTTGTAGAGCTCATCCATTGCGAGCTTGTTAAACTCATCAACGGGCATACCGGACTTGAGAGCCGCCTCAACTTGATCCTTCAATTGAGGCCATCGAACCCCAGCTTCGGAAATGGCGCGTATGCGAGCTAATTCGTCCGTCTGAACCTTTTGACGAATCGCTTCATGGTTTACCTCGATCTTTGGTTCGGGTTTGGTTTCAGGCTTCGGCTCGGTCTGCGTTTCCATTGTACTCGGTTTAGAATGTTCGGTTCTGTCAACTATTGTTACGTCAATCGTCACATCGCGTTCGTGTAGTTGCTCTTCTCTCCCGACGCCAATTGACGTATCAGCAGGGATTGACACCATCGAGATTTCCATCGGTTCCCAACTGGTTACCCGATACGTCTTTTTGCCGTCGGCTTCGGCAATCATGTCCATTTTGTCGATCATGTACCCGACCGAGACATTGGTTTTAATTCCATCCAAAACGTCCTGGAAAACTTCGTTTGCGTCCGGATTTTTGGAGAAGCGGACAGTAGCATAACCTTTACCACCCTTGATCTCCGTCGATTCAATCACGCCGATCTGCCGCCGCGCGTCGTGGTTATCGAGGAGCGCGGCCTTGTTAGTCAGTCGGTTCAGATTCACTTCCCCGGCATTGTGCCCGAGGATCTCAGTCCCCCACCAACGATCATATGGTTGTTCGCTCGAGAATGAGAGTGAAACCGTTCGCGCATCCTTATTAATATCCCCAGACTGAATGCCGATCGAACGGTGCTGAATCGAAAGCTTCATTTTGATTAGATCACTCATGTCAATTCACATTAGGCATCGGTTGGCGTTGGTTTAACCGTCTCGTCGATATTGGAATCATCGGCTTGCATCGGCTGCTTGCCGGCTTCCATTGGATTGCCGAGGTCCGTGATGAATTCCAAGCCCAGTTCGGCTGCTAACTCTTTCTCCTCGGCGAGCTCCTCGTAGACGTCATTGATGTCGCCGCCCTGGCTTTCGATGATCGCAGTCTTGGATTCAAAGCCAGCGTTCGAACTCATGATGCGGCTCGTGATATCCTTTTGCGGATCAACCCAGGCCCAGCGTCGGCCGCGCCATTGCGCACAGCTCGCTAGTTCCTCAGCGTCACCTACCGTAACTCCGTTCTTGATCTTGCCGGCCAGGATCGCCAGCTTGAGCCATTCCAGGAATTCACGGCTTTTGACTTGAGACAAGAACCACTCTTGCACCCCGAGCCACATATCGCGCTCGTCGAGCTCGCCGCCGCGCAAGCTAGAATAGCTAACGCCCTCTAGGTCGCCGAACGTCGTGTTGTAGCCGACGCCCAGCCCGCACGCCACACCTCGCAGAATGCCTTTGCGAAATTCCGGGTAGTTAGCGCTCGGGTGCTGCGGATCCCATGATTTGAAATCTACTCCAGTTGGGAGTTGTTCTAGGCTCCCGGGCGAAGCCTCCATCACCACGGTTCCGTCGGTGTCGTTACCCTCACCGGTGTATTCCTGGTCACTGGTCGTCGTAAAGAAACCCATCTTGGCCGCTGCAACACGAGCCGCTACGACCTCTGATTCCTCGTACTTAGACAAGTGGCGCAAGCGCACCGCCGAGGAACACATCCAGGAGACACCGCGGCTCTGGCCGATTCGCTCGGTCAAAAATGGATGAATGATGTCGCTGGCTGGAATGATAATCCTGGTCAGGTCAGGAAACAGATCGCCAGGGTGCTGGCGCCAGACGTGATAAGCAGTCGGCTTGCGCCACTGATCCATCTCAACGCCCATCCGAATGAATCTGTTCGATGCGAGGTTCCAATTGTAGTTCTCGTCCAGTTGGTCAGCCTCAATCAACTGGAGGGCGAATCGGAACGGGTTATCGAACCCGCGCACTAGTCGCACCATACAATCGCCATCCCGCGCCACCGAGCGCAAGATCAGCTTATCACCCTCGACTCCGCTTAACCGACCGCTTACATCATAGTTGCCGGGCTTACGCCATTCCTCGTATGCGTCCTCAATCGCCTGATTGAGCGTCTTGTTAAGCTTCCCGCGCGTCGATTTAACTTTCATCGACAGCTTGAATCCCTGGTGGCCGATGACGTTCCCCTCGAGATCTCGCAAAAACTTGCGCGTATAATCGTCGTCCCGTTCCAGAGCTCGGGCTCGGTTGCGAATGACGCGCAGCCCCGTCCGCGCCTCCTGATCACCCGCAGTGTTGGACGTTATCCAGTCGTTGAACAGGTTTCCTAACTGGGCTGCGGCATAGGAACGTTTGAACGCCGATGGCATTCGGCGGGAGACTGGAGCTGGAGTTCTGACGTACCCAGCCGGGAGAATCAACTCAGCCATTCGTAAACCTCACATGAACCTGTCGGCCGCTCCCTAATCCTTGAGCGATGCGCAGCGCGTTGGCTTCGCCTCTTATGGTTCCAAGTAAGTCTTTCTTAGCGCTGAGCAGCTCAGACAAACTCAAGTTCGAGAAAGAATTTCCGGGAATTGATGCTGACTGCAGTCCCGTGCTCAACACCATATCGATCGCAGCCTGGCATAGAACTAACGATTTCTCGGCAACGCTCTGGCCGTCATAAGGCGCAGCGAATGAGTTTCCGACCGTGATCCGGCTTTCTTCTGCTGTGAATTGTAAGCCAGAGCGCGCAACACGTATCCGGAAAGTGTAAGGCCCGGGGGTTATTAAAGCAGTAACCGATAAAGGAATCAGGAAATCGAAATCGCTGCCATTTGCGTTCGTCGTTCCCGAAAAAGTCTGAACAGTAGATGGGCCAACGATCACAAGCGACGCTATCCAGCCGGCACTTGCGGGATAAATGGGACATGACACGCTGAATTGCCATGTATCCCCGGAATTAAGAATGGGTGGAACCATTCCAATGCGGCTGCTGTCAATGTTACATGCCCCGCATCCAGCCGCTTGCTCGGCGCACAACTCTGCGGACAACTGCCTGTTTCGCTGTTCCTTGCTGCTGCTGTGCTGCTACCGACTGCGCTGGAACGCTGTGTGGGTGCGGCTCACTCGCCGGCTCTGTCTGCTCTGCCTCCTTGACTGCCAGGCTGCGGGTGATCTTACGGTAGTTCGGGTGCAAGAGTTCAATCCCGGCCATCGCGTAGACCCTACAATCAAGCGCCTCATTGCGACCTTGCGCCTCAAAATGCCGTTCCGGAATTCCGGAGCGATAGCGTGTGATCATCCGCTCACTAGTTAGTTGCTGGAACCATTCCAAACTGTACGTCTCCGGGAAATGGCAGTAGCCAGGCCCATGATCGATCAGTTTGAGCCTGGAGTAGATTGTTTCCTTGGCTGTGTTCACCTTAGCCAGCTTCAATCGTGACCGGGTCTTGGATCCAGTCACCCACGGCATTCCTCCAGTGCCGACGCCTCTGACAGCAAACACCGCCCGCGGCGCGCAGCGCTGGGCAAATGCATAAACCATTTTCCCGTTATGCGCGGAGTCGATCGCAACAACGGCCGGTGCGAGCTCGTGACCGGACACATGCCGAAACTTGGATTGGATCCAGGCGTCGAATTCATTCCAGATTGTCCATTGGGCGATGTTCCCGCGGAACACCTGGTACTCAATCCCCCAGCTTTCCTCGCCCGCACCCCAGCCGGAGATCTCCGCCTCAATCCGATCAGCTTGCACATCCGCGCCGACCGCCAGGACTACGCACCGCTCCGGGAGGACTATCGCATCATCAGTCGCATAGGATTCACGCCTGGAGTACAACAGCTCCGGTTCCGGAGTCCGGTCGTATTCTTCCTCCCACGTCTCAGCCAGGAACGTATTGGTCCAGACCTTGAGCGTTTGGACGCCGCTCTTTTTTGCTTTGAGAAACCCGACCGCCGCCTGGTGTAACCGGTTCTTGAACCCGCGCTTGGCTTTAAACAGAGCAACAATTCCGTTGAGCAGATAGCCGCGGATCCCAGTGAACGGCGCCGTAGGCCTCCATTCTCCTTTGGCTACCATTTCTATACGCTGCTCGTCAGAGATGCTCTGGTGGCAGCCGGGACATTCCAGGTAGGCGTTCTGTGGTTCGCCCTCCGGCCACCGGACGTCTTTCCACTGCATAACAAACCAGTGTCTGCAATGAACGCACGGGACAAACCACATCCGTTTGTCGCTGTGCGCCATCTCTTTTTCGATGCGAGAGATTCCTTTAATGGTCGGCGTGCTGGTCATCATCCAGACCGCATCCGGAAAACTTTCGGTCCTGACGAGCGCCAGCGACCATGGATCGCCTTCCTCGCCGGCTGAGGCCTCCCACCGGTCAATCTCGTCTCCCTGGACAAACCCAATCGGGCGGGACGCGAGTCCGGCAGCCGAGTTGCTCCCGACAATCGTGATCCGGCCGCCGGGATAGGTTTTGTGCAGCATCGTGGAGGCCTCGCCGTCCTGCCGGCTCTTGCTGTCGCGTACGAGGCCGCGCAAGATCGGCGTATCGCGGAGCATGGGCGCCAGTCTGTCTTTACTCCAGGTCTGCGCCATTTCGATCGAGTATTGAATGTTGAGGATCGGCCGCGGGCGATGCTGGATAAAGTAGCCGGTGGCGTTGTTCACGGTCTCGGTCTTGCCGGTGACCTGGCTCGCCCATTGCATGACCGTACCTTGCACCTCGGGATTGATCAGCTCGTCGATCGGCTCCCGTTGCCATGGGAGGCTAGTAAACTTTCCGCCCTTGCTGTTGGCTTCCCGGGACAGGATCCGGTATTGATCCGCCCATTCGCTTGGCAGCATTGGTGACGGCAACTCCAGAATCAGCGCGTGCTTGGCGCGGATCTTGGCCAGGATCTTATTCGGCGGGACGGGCTTCTGTCGTGTCATGCCGGAGGTTCCCGAGGATCTCAGATTTCTCTATGTCGTTCAGGTTCGACGCTAAAATCGTCTGACGTATCGCGATAAACACGCCCTCGTAAGCTTTGTAAACCGTCTCCACGTCGATCGTTTCCATCCGCGACTTGGCGTTCTCCAGCGCCAGCTTATCAGCCTGCTCGCGGTAGAGCCGGGTTCGCTCGGAGCTCGCGTCATCGTATAGAGCCGAGACAATCTGCTGGATTGAGTATCGGCCGTCAGTGCCCGGTTCGACGTCGGCGCGCTTGAGTCGTTTAGTGAGCGTGTTGCGATCCAGACCGAACTCCACTGCCGCGGCCGAGACTGTCAATCGTATAAGTTGCGGTGGCCTAGCCATATCGCGCAGGCCAACCGTACCGAATTGAATTCGATATGGATGGGACAGGAATCATTCGCCTAGCCCCTGGATTTTGTAGAGAATAACATTTTTACTGAGGGTCACAAAGAAGCCTTAGTGCCGGAACCTGTCTAGGGCCCACCCCGCCGGAAGTACCTTTTGGATTCGATATGGTCCGCGCACCGTGGCGCACAGCACAGTGCGTGAACCGTGGTGGATCCAATTCGATATGGATCGCACATAAAAGCAGCACAGCCAGAGCGTGTTCAAAGTAGGAGCACTATCTCACTGGACCCCCGTTCGGCGTCATCCACCGACTCTATGCCGCTCTGACTGAAAATGGTTTCTTTCTTGGAAGATGAAGACTCCATTGGAAAACTCGTCGATGCGCAGCGGGATTAGCCCTAAGACATCTCCAATGCGCCAATACTTTCTCCGTGATATCTGGCTTGCTTAATCCATCGAATGATTGGTGCATCGCTCATCCTTCCGCAAACGCCATCACCGCATTGGCTGCCGCTTCCCATGCTGCTTGTGCTGACTCGCCGATGTTGTTCCACGCCGGTTCGTAGTAACCTGATCGCTCATGCCAGGCCTTGGAGTAAGCTTCATATGCTATTTGGCCGAGTGTCATTGTCTGAGTTTGGTGCTGAGCGCGTGGATCATCCGGCTGCGCGCCTCGGTGATTGGTGCAAGTAATCGAATCACGGTCTCGAGTTCCACCTCATCCCAAGAGGAAAAGTCTTGGGTCTGGCTCAATACCTCAATCGGTTTCTGGGCCCTGAACTCGTTGATGATCACGACCAGACTTGAACCGCCGGCAGGCTTAAGTGGTCTGTCCTGACCGTTCAACCGTTTGCGCTGGCCGACGACTGGATCGGGGAAAATGCCGACTGCGATATAAGCCTGACGCAATGATTTTGGCTTGGCTTTTTCCAATGCGTCACAGTGTGACGCACGCTGTGAAAGCTGCATCCAGCGTTGCAAAGTTCGCGTGGCGCGCTGGATTTCGGGCAGATAAGTTTCAAGCCAATTAAGCCATGTGCCTTTGTTGGTTTTTTCAATCTCAGCTTTCTTGGCGTTGAGCATCGCGCCGCAACGTTGTGCGGCTTTGATGGCGCCTAAAGCGTCTCCTTTGGCTTGATCAGCCAGTTCGAGCGCTTGGTCGTAAGCTTGCCTAATCTCATAAGCCGCAAGCCTGTGGTTCTGGTCGATTATCGCGAGCTTGGTTTGCTCGTCAGTTTCTACGTTTGGTAGTGACATGTCTGGTAACGAATTCGAGCTGCGATCGTTTTCATGCCGAGCACGGGTTCAATGCCCAGCATCCTGGAAAAATGAGTACAACTGCGGCTGAGTGCCTGCTTGGTGACGCCTAGCTCGGCTGCGATCGAGGTCAATGTCCGACCTTGTGTCGACGGATAACCCAAAACGATCGAAACGACGATCCAGCCGCGAACACCGTTCTTTTGCTGACTCATGAACGAGTCGGTGATGTAGGAAATACTCAAATGTTTGAGCGCAACCTCGCGATAGACGTTGGGCACATCCGGCTCAGGTTCGAGAACGTCCATCGGATGTTCGACATAACTTGCGGAACAATATTCAGCAGGGTCGTTAAACTCCTGGTTTGCGCGCATGTGCATTTTTTATTCCACTCGCTCAGAATCACTTAGCTGATTCCAATCCGCAATTGATTCATACGAAAAGACAGCACCGCAACCGCGACAATTAACCCAGACTTTGTGCTCGTCTAAATCCCACTCCAGCGATTCGCATGCACAGTGCGGACAGACCAGGCTGACCTCGTGGCGTTCGTGAATTTCGGCCATATTATCCCATGCCAAGCATTGGCAACAGTAAGAGCAAAATTATGATCAGAAACGCCACCAGGCGAGATCACGCGGATGATGTTCGCGGCGGTCGGGAATACCAGAACAGCGATGTAGTAAATCAGCCCGATAATGCATGCTGCGATCAGCAGATAGACCAGGATATGGATCACACCGCCGGCTGAGATTTGAGCTAGGAGCAGTAGTGTATTCATGAGTTTATCAAAATCCGCAGATCGCTATTTCGGTTGAGCCAACCGGCGAGGAATTTGCCCATACCATGAGCGGCTGCTAGACCCCTATAGAAAAAGTCCGCCTGGTCGACCATGCCAAGAGCGACGGTCCCTGGTACTGCGACTGCGAGTGCTGCGCCTGTTGCGACTCCAAACTGTCCATCGTCCACAATCCCAAGCGCGCGCTGCATGAACTTGATTGATTGCTCACGGCCCACGTTCACCGCAAAATTGAAATGCGTCTCAGCAACGGGTGATGGCAAATTGTCGCAGTTAGAGGCTTGCCAGTAATCGGTGAGATAAATCTGCTTGGCGTTTTCGAGCGTCAGTCCTCTGATATCAACGGATGGATGATCTTTTGAATCGATGCCGTATTTGGTCGGTCCACCGGGATCACCTGAAACGTCCTCATACGCTGAGCCCTCCCATTTAATCACGAACGCGAACGCTTTCTCAAAGTTGGGTGACGTGGCTGAAATTGGCGGATTCGACGCCACGTCAGTTGAACCTGTCGCAGCCGGCGACACAATCGGCGCGCCTGATATGCCAACAACCTGAGTTGGCCAGACATGCACTGGCGTAATCGGTGCGCTAATAGGCCTGGTTTTCGATTCTGGCGCGTTTTCGACTACGATCGTCACGATACCGCTGGCATCCACAGAAAAGCTGTCAGAGTCGCTTACAGGTGTCCCACGCGCCAACATCCACATTTCAATGGCTGACTTGAGCTCTGCGGCTTCCAGTAAATAGGTCGTCTTCATTTCGGTACGGCCAGCACTTGGCAGTAAGTGATGTACTGTCCCAGATCCAGCGCCGGAGCGAAAAACTCCCCATCTTCATTCACCTCCGCGTCTATCCAAGCCGGTGCGCTTGCCCCTTCTTCCCTGATGTGAAATCGAATAGTCATTTTGGAACTGCGAGTACTGGTGCAGCGACCGGAGCGACTACAATCGGGACTGCCGAGCCGGTTTGTGATGTTGCGATCTGGCTGGAGGCCGCCGGACTATTAGCCGGCACCATCAGAGTCGGCGCAGTGACGATCTCTGACTTGACCACCGGCACTGGTGCGCTCCAGCCCGGAGTCGAATAGGTGACGCCGAAACCGAATGCATTGACGCCGTAGGAGCCCGGAGGCGCGCTCTGGCAACCGGCGAGTAATAATGCCATTAAAACTAGGGTTTTCATGCTGCGTCTTTAGTTCCGTCAGGAAGAAATTCTTTTAATGTTTCGAGCAAGTTTGAGTAGTTGGGTTTGGAAATGACGCGCGTGGCGCCGGCTTTGAGCGCTTTTAGATTGTTTCCAAAATCGATGTAGCTGCCGGTATAAACGATGATCGGCACGTCGGCGTCGATCTCCCTCATCGCCTTGCAAAACCTGAATCCGTCCATGACGGGCATCAGAAGATCAACCACGACGGCCCCGATGCCGTCTCGTTTGATCAGAAGCAACGCCGCGTTCCCGTTGGATGCCTCGGTTACCTCGTACCCAGCGTCCTCCAGGTAGTAGCGCAACAACGCCCGGTCATTAACCTCGTCATCGATCAGTAAGATTATCGTTTTCATTCGTCTTTATCCCCGACTACCCCTTTTTTGATCAGCAGTCGGCGTAACGTCTGCTCCAGGTCATAAAACGCGCGGACCTGATCATTCGAATGTTTCGATAGCTGGTTAACGCTAGTTGAGCTTTCGCTCAGTGCTTCTGTGTTGTTGGCGATCGCCCGGTTGGAGTTATCCAGCGCCGTAGCGACCTGGCTGGCCATCGTCTGGACCGTGAGCGCGCTCCGCTCCTGGATACTGGCATTGACCTGGAGCATTTCCACGTATTTCGCGTTGAGTTCCCTGAACTCTTTGCGGATGGTTTCAGAGTCTTTTAAGATCCGGCGGCCAAGGAAAATGACCAGGATGAGCATCCCGCCGATGGACGCGATCAGGAACCAGTTTAGTCCGCGCTGTGAGAGCGAGTCGACCGCATGCAAATACCCCTCTGGGATCGGTGACTCGAGGAGCATGCTCAAAATTTGTGGCTTTCTGGAAAAGACTGCGCCACGGGTGTTTTTGCAGCCGCTACCCCTGCGACAATTTCTTTGACCTGTTCGACCGCCGCCGCGGCCGGAGCCGGCGTCAGTGCTGCCACGATCACGCTGGCCTGGTCGGTCGGCGTCAGAGCCGGTCCGCGCGCAACGTGAATCGTCCCTGAGAGCACGCCGTAAATGGAAAGGCCGCCGACGAGTAAGTCCACTGCCTGATCAACGAACCCCGACCACTCCCCGAGCTCGGCCACTTTGCCCGTTACGGCCAGAATGCCTTTGGCGATTAGCGCAATAGCTGCCAGCATGTAGGCTTTTACTGCGCTCGGATTCTGTTGGATCCAAGTGAGCAGAGCATTCACAAGCTTACCGCCCTCCAGCCGCTGGCAGTCCGATCAATAGACCGGACTGTCAGGTTCACCATGGCTATGCGCACCATCTGCGTGAAAAACTACGGGGTTGCTGCCGGAGCGTTTGGATCGACGACTGGCACCGCGGGGTCGGTGGCGACGGGTGCGGCAGGGTCGACTGGCGGAACGACCGGAACCACAGGAGTGACGGGAACTACAACATTGGGATCAACAGTTGCAGCTGCCGCAGCGGCTGAAAGCTCAGCTAGTTGTGCCTGGAGGGCTGGATCGTTCAGCGAGGCGTCGTTAGCTGTCTTTGCGGCGATCTGGGAGTTCAGCGAGGCGATCTTGGCGTCGTCATCAGACTTGGCTTTGATCAGCGCAGTGACAAGCGCAAACAGATCAGTTAGAGCGGAGGCAGTAAGCATAGGGCGATTGAGGTCGTTTTCAAGGCGCTTTTGTTGCAACAAGACCAACTGCGCCAAGTTGGAATTGATGTGTTGTAAAAGATCTAGAAAGCTTTGGATCGGATTTTCGTTCATACGTGAGTCCAATTGCGCCGCGTCTTGATTCTCTGGATCATGTCGGAGGACACTTTGAATTTCCGAGACAGAACCGTGTTGTTGGCCTTGTTACACAATCGGAGAGTTTCTCCTCGTCGAGGGCGGGAATTTGTAAAATGAGGTTCATCGGTGGAATTCGTGGTAGCTCGAGCACGATTTCACCTCGGCCCGGCCGCGCTCGACCAGCGTGCTGTCCGCATCCTCCACGCACGAGGTTTTTGCTGCCAGCGCGTCAGTGAGCTCAGCAATCAACGCGTCTTTATGCGCCAACATCTTCGTCCACTTCTTGACGATGTATTCACCGGTCGCAGTTGATGTAGTTTTGGCAGTCATGGCGGTCTCTCTCACAAGGACAAAGCGTGGGTGTCACTGGAGGGAACTCGTGAATCAACAATGTGCTGCTGCTCGGCCTTTCCTTTGAAAAGAAGGTAGCTGGGAAACAATTGACGGCTGTTCGGTCGGGAAAGCTAGTGAATTATGGAAATTGTTCCGCGTGGAACTTTTTATAGTTCTTCAGCGCGGAATTTTCGAAGTTCTTTGGCCATCTGCTTGCGCATCGCGTCCTCTTCCTCCGGAGTTAAGTTGCGATCTCTCACCGCTTCCTCCATCTGCTCGGCTTTCTCTTTCCTTGTTTCGATCAGTCCCGGCGGATCCAGGTTCTTTTCCTCCCGGTCCAGGAACGCTTTGAAAAACGGGAGCTTCATCGGACCACCTTGTGGGTGGCGCTTTGCGCACTTCTTCGCCGCCACTGGGATCAGCGCGCGCACCCCAAGCCTCGGGTGCTCGGCTTGCAGCTCTTCAATGCTTGCTTCAGAAAGATCCAACAAATGCTCGCTTGCTTGCTTGCTTGGTGAATGTGGCTTGTTTCCATTGCCTGAACCGGCCGGCTCGCGTGTGCGCGCGCGTGAGCTAGCTTCTGTTATTTGGTTTTGGTTTTGGTTTTCTAAGGCGGAGCTATGGGCGAGCTTTAGCTGAGCTTTAGCTGAGCTATAGCTGTGCTCTAGCTGAGCTTTAGCTGAGCCACCTTTTCGACCGGATTTTACTCGGTTATTGTGGAAGTCGTCCTGCTCGGATCCGATCAGATAGAGCCTCTTTTGTGTCCATACGCCGTCGACGAGTTTAAAGGATCTCATGACGTAGGGTTTGTCGTTCAGCCACTCCTCGGCACTGCACTGTGCCCACGCTGCCAGCAGTTCGTCGTCATCCGGCAGCGTTCCTTTGGGCTGCATATTCCAGGCAATGCACAAAAGATTGGCGTAAGATCCCCGCTGCGCCCGGTTCATCGCGATTACGTTGGAATCACTCAGGTAATCGTTCGGAAAAAACGGGAACCATGGCAGCTTGGCGGACATTTAGAAATACCCGCCCTGGAGGATGGCCTGTAGCCTGCTCGTTCTGGCTGCCTGCTTCAGTTCGAATAATTTCTTGTGCTTGGAGATCCACTCCAGAACGTCTTGATTGGCCCTTCTGGCGCCCTTAATCGCGTTACACACCCTGCAAAGAGGCTGGAGGTTATCGACGTCATTGGATCCGCCGCGAGCCATGGGAACGATGTGATCTATCTCTATGTCGTCCGGTCGGCCACAAATTCGGCATGGCTGTTGGAATAGAGATCTACGGATCCCGTCACGGATGATTCGGTTCGGCATATTTTAGTGAACTCCTTTCATTTTCATTTACTGTTTGGATCCGCCAGAGGGATTGACCTCCGCTATCAGTCAGACCGGGCCTGCCTTTTCTTTTCGGACCACTCCAGACCAGGCTTCGCCGCATCGCGCCAAGCTCGAACGTCTCGCGCCTCGATTCCCTCGCCTGCCTGTCCAATTCTCTCCATGCCTCGCCTTACCGGAACATCCCGATTCCAGTCCCTCGGCCGAGACGCGCCTGCCCATTCGCGCCTCGCCAGACCTCACCTCTCCCAAACACATCGATCCCCAGCCTGTCCTCGCCTGCCTGCCTGCGCTCTCCAAGCCTCGAGCCATCCCACCAGGTCGCTCCGCGCCTATCTCATTCCTCGCCTGCCACGTCCCAGCCAAATCTTGCCTGTTCCGGCCGCGTCTCGTCGCGCCTGCCATTACCTAACTCATCAAGTCGGTCCAGCGCTTGCCAAATTAACTACCGCTCCCCGCCTGCCTTGCTTTTTCGCGCCAGTTCGCGTCTTAACCGACCTTGCGCGCCCGTCCGTGCCTTCCCTTCCTTCTCGCACCATGCCGGCCTTGCTTCTCCCTAATCATGCCGCTTTCTTGCGCTTGCTAATTCGGATCTTGGCCGTGGTAGCGTTACGCAACATCGCCTCGAAATATTCCTCGAGATTGAGACCCGTCGCGACTGACCGAGCCCGTTCGATTCTAGCTATGATTCCCTCTAACTCCACTAATACCGCCTGTTGTGCGTCCTCCCGCCGTTTGGCAAGGCTTGCTATGGACGCGTATCCTTGGTTGCGGCCGGCCGCCGGGTCATGCACGTAGGCGATTGCCTTTGTCACATGATCATCGATTTCGACGACGATCCTCACGCTTGCGATCAAGTTGCGAGCTGTATCCAGTCGGTGTTTGTGCGCAGCTGATTTGTCATTCCAATCAAATAGAGGATGCAAAACGTGCTTTGGATTCACGGCCTCTTTCACCACTATATTCGGTGACGCGGTGCCGTGCCTTGCCTCGATCTCTTCGATCGCCAATCTCTTTTGTTCCAGTGTTAGCATGCGACCAATTCTCCGTTTTCGGTTTCAACTTTGACTGTCGGCTTGCGGCCATTTTTAAAGACCGGGATGCCATCGATCTCTTTGCTTCCTTGTTTTTCCCGAATGATCATTTCGGAGCGGAACCACGAGAGCAGTTCCTCGGTTTCATAATCATACGGATGCTCCTCTTTTAATCCCTTATCTTGGGCACTTTTACCCATTGTCCGAATAATCCGTTGGAAGTCTTTATTGTCTTCGTTGACCAGCTCAAACGAACCGTAGGAGCCGCCCTTTTGCCCACGCCAGTCGCCGATCCCGCAAATGAATCCGGCCGCCGCAAACAGGTTGGTAATACTGCGCTCGGTCAGCAGGTCTTTAACGTAGGTCACATGGACATAGGCTGCCCATTCCTTAAATATCGCCCGAGTCCGGATGTCCGGCGTTTTGTTGATTCCCGCTGTTCGGACCACCGCCATAAACAACTCTGGCAGTCCGTAGAGCGGGACATTGATGTCCGGAACTCTGGTTAGCCGCTGCATTTGAGCCTTGGTAGCGCCAGGAGTATCAAGTGCCGCATCAGCCAAGGCGGATGCAAACGAGCCTCCCGGAACAATAATCCTGGTCGGCGAACCTTGCTCGAGTGTACGATATGCCGAAAGCCTGAATTCCTCCGGCGGATTATGCTTTAGAGTAACCGATCGCTCGGCCATGTTTTTCTTGCGGCCTGGCAACAGCAATTCTTGCCGAGCCTTTTCTGACATCCGATTCATAATCATCGGTGTCGTCCCGAGTACGCAAAACGTTATGCGTCCCATCGAGATTCTAAGAACGTCTATCACTTGCGGTTCACTACTTTTTGTCTTAGTTATTTGCTTGCTCATTTGGTTTTCCTTTCACTGAAAATCATTTCCCAATGGATGCCGCCGGCCAGTTTTCCCGACCGGCGGCTTTCCGCGTACCGACGAGCCGGAATCGAGCCCTACCGAACCGCACTGCAGCACGCCACACCTTGCCAAAGATTTCATTTTTTCGCTCGCTTTCCTCTCTGCGCCACCGGCCGTAAACTAGCTTTGGAGTGCTTGAGCTTGATCACCTCCCTAAGCAGGTCGTTAAACTTCCTTTTCCCCTTGGCTTGAATCATGCCGCAGCGGTTGAGAAACGACTTTTCAACGTCGCCGAGCCTGAGCACGCTGGCGGCATCGAGGTCTTCCTCCGGAACCTCTGCCTCGAATAGGATCGTTCGCGCTTTGACGTAGTCGACGATCTCCCGGCGTTCGGCGCCCTCCTGCATGATCCAGCCCGGGATCGCGGCCGGGTCGGCTATCACCGCGGCCTCGTAAGCGTCCCAGAGTTTATCCAGGATCGTGTAGCCGACGTCGATTGACTCCAGCACACTGCGGCCTTTTTCGCCCAGAGGGAGAACGATGTCACCGCGCTCGATCGCCTGCAGCAAGACCCGCGGCGCTTGAATGCTATAGGACTTTGCCTCGTCGCAATGAGCCCGAGCCGCGCAGTGCCGGCAGTGATGCCCGGGCGTGCGCGGAGCGTCCGGATCGGCAATCTGCTCGAGGTTCAGCCGCAAGTCGGCCAGCGCTTGCCCGAGCTCGTCAAAGTGATGGCGCGCAATCGATGGCTCGTGCGTAATCAGCGGTTGAATGACGACGACGTCCACTTGCTGAGTCGCTGGGCGTTCGTAGTGCCAGAGCGCGGCCAGGTCACGCATCTGATAGTTACGCTCGGCGGCGTCGACCTCAAGCCGGCCGGTCTTTGAATCAAATATCGCAGCGCATTCAAGCTTGGTGTCTGCATAGGCCGAGTCGTACTTACCGCTGAACACGGGTTTGAGTCCGCGCCGCAACCAGATGCGCCGTTCCCGCGCGTAGAGCATGAGTCCCGGATAAAGCGCCTCGACTGTGTTGAGCTCGATTCGCGTCAATGTCTGGCGCATGTCCTCCTGGCTGTCGTTGAGCTCCACGTCCTCGCCAGCTAGCGCCCGGTGGATCTCGGTTCCGCTCTCCGCGGCAGCGCCGCCATCGTCGGTGAAAAGCCCAGCTTTCTTGCAGGCCTGGATCAGGTTCCAGGCGCCAAGGCATTTGTATTTGAGCGAAAAACTCGCCGATGGCAGCCCAGCCCGCTCGTCGACCTCCGCCGCGTTCATACGGCCCGCGCCTCCATCTGCTCGAGCGCCGTATCCCAGTCATCGAGGACCACCGCAAGGTTTTTGGGATCCACCTCGTCGATCGTGCTTTCCATGGTTGCGAGCTTGTTGAGCCGCAAGACGGCCATGAAATCGTTCACCGTAAACAGCGTCTGCGAGAGCTTGTCCCTGACAATTTCCGCGGTAGACTGGCCGACGCTGGACTCTTTGGTTTGCCCGACTTCCTCTTGTGCAGTCGGTGCGGGCCCTGGCGCTGGGGTGCGAGCAGCCTCTTTCATCTCCATGATCCGCTCTTTGGCTTTCTCTGGCGGAACAGGTGCAGCGGCCGGCGGTGGCGTCATCTCAGGTTTCTTGATCTCCGGCGTTCGATGTTCAACCGTCGTGACGATTTCGTCGACCACCTCCCCTTCCGGAGTGCTAATGCCGGATAGTCGGTTCAAAACCGCGGCGTAAAGCTTCCTTTGGGCTTTACCTAGTATGGCGTCGGCTCCCATTGCGGCATTTACCCGGATTGCAAATTCGCGCGATAGTTTGTCCGCAACTCCGTCCTTGATCCATGTTGCCCCGGCCGTGACGATTGCTCCACGGTCGCCGGCGAGCTTTGGGATACCAAGTTCTTCTCTGAAATCCGTAACCCCGGGGAAAGTGATAACCTTTCGGTGTAGTCCGTTTTTCGCACCGTAAAATCTTCCAGATATGATGTTAAATTCGTTCCCGGCACATCGAAATCCTCGAAGAGCAGCTTCGATGATTGAATCGCGGACCTCGGATATTTCATAAGGCTTTACTGGACCTCCATCCCGTGTCCGCGCCGACGGCCCCCTGTCAGTTAAAAACCCCAACGGAGAGTCCGCTAGTTTCATAATTTCTCGCATGATGCCGTCGTCCAGGAGTTCGCGCAGAGCTCCAATCCCTTGAGCCAGCATAATAGCGGAACTAAAAGGGCTATCGGTTACCGCCAGGGCGGTAGAGAATTCCACCGCAATCTTGTCTAATTGCTTGGCCCTGCCATCCAGGGTTACCAGTTGTTTTGCGTCGTTATTCATAAAGGTTTCTGGACTCTCCGCATCACCACCTCGAGGTCATGTTTCAGATACCGGTAGATGGCTTCCCTGACCGCGAGTTCCTCCTCTGCCCGGCGCTCGGTCATCTTGCCCTGGCGCACTAGTGCTGGATAAGCGCCCAGGCGATTGTTGTACTCGCGCTCGGCGCACTGGACCATGTCCGAGAGCGTGATCTGTTGGCTGGTCATTTCTAATCAAACGGATAGTTGCTCACGAGCACGAGCTTAGTGATCAGCAAGACCGGGATCATGTTAGTCGTGTCGTCACCGGTGAACACGACAATGTTGGTGAATTTGCCGCTCGGGTTGAGCGCGATATAGCTGCCGTTAGCTACGTTCACCTGGCCGTCCTGGTAATAGATCGTAAACGGCTTATTAGCCGCTTTAGCCGCTTTGATCCGTGCCACCATGACCGAGATATCAGGCGTGGGTGACGGGGTTGGCGTGGGCACCAGAGGCGTCGGGGACGGCGTGGGCGTGAGCGCCAAAGCGCTGGCTACACATAAGAACGCTAGTAATAGTGGTTTCATAAAATTAGTGTCGTTCTCGGATCTTGTATCCGTTGGAGTGTGTCGGCGCCCGCCAATCGAACGTCTTGATCTTGTGCCGGAGATCCAATAGCAGCGCACACGCGTAGAGAAGCACGCCTAGCGAGATGAGAAAGAATGTGGCCGAGATGAACAAGAGCCAGATGGTGAGTTCGTCGACGGTGATCATTTTGTCTCTTCGCGAATAAATGGGAATTCTTCTTGCCCTAAATCCACCGTCGATTCGGTTTGATTCTCAAACTTTTTGGAGAATCCCAGCTTAACGTTGACAATGGGTGAAATCCCTTCGCAATCAATAGTGAAGCGGATTCCGATCTTTGCTTTGCCGCCGCATTCGTCGCGCACTTGTGCAAAATCAGGCCATGCTTTGCATAACATGTCGTGCGTCTGTTGGATGCAGGTATTGAGTATAGGTTTTTCAACCGCTGGATCATATATATTCTTCTTCATAAAGCGTTAGGCATTTAATCAAACAAATCAGGCTCTGGTGATCCGGATGTGCGTCCCGACCTCTTTGCGCCTGGCAACTTTGATTTGGCTGACTTTGAGCTCGATCGAGGCGGGATCATCGTTAGGGATAAGTTTTGTGCAGCGGATTGCATCAAGGAGATATTTGACGCTTCCTCCGAGGTTGTCGGCGTCGAGGAGACTCGTTGAGCATCTCGTAATTTCGACAATAATGCGCCCATTAGCGCCCTTTTGGCATCCTTCTTCATTTTGACGTTTTGCCAAAAGTGCTGCCCTAACTGGCGATTTAGGCTCGGAGGGAGATAGCCGTTCAACCATAGGTCAATAGTCACTTGAGCTCCAAACAGCGCTCGATTAATTCCATCGCGCTTTTCTGCAATTTCTCGACCGCCGGCCGCAGTTTTTCCCCGGCAGCGGCCCAGGCAGCGGCCCCGGCAGCGGCCCTGGCAGCGGCCCTGGCAGCGGCCCAGGCAGCGGCCCTGGCAGCGTCCCTGGCAGCGGCCCTGGCAGCGGCCCTGGCAGCGGCCCTGGCAGCGGCCCTGGCAGCGGCCCCGGCAGCGGCCCTGGCAGCGGCCCCGGCAGCGGCCCAGTTTGCATTAATCCCGTTTTCGCGAGCGTCCGCTGCGTGATCCGTTAATCCCGCCATTTCAAGCCAGGTCGGAGCGTGGACTTTGAAATACCAGTCGCTGATGAGCTCTTTACGCTTTGTCTCTATTTTAGGAGTGGACTTGCTATTAACAAGCTTGGAAATCAGCGGCTTAAGCATCTGCCGATCCACTTGATTTAGATCGTCATTCCATGCTCGCAAAAAGTTGGACATCACTGGGCATGCACAGGTTGGATGATCGCTGAACGGTTCACCGGCCACGTAGGCAACCGCTTCCATTATGCAAATCCCGTCTTCGAATGAATCATGGGATCCAAATGACAAATCGGGTAGGTCGTTTAGTTCTATTTTCATAACCTCTCCTCAGGCGGCTTGACTGGTACCGTGAACGCGCTGGCTGGCGTTGCGCTCGGGCTCGCCTTGGGTGAGGCAGCCGGCTTAGGCAGCGGCTTAAACTGCGCGTCATAGAACGATGCGCAGTTGCGCGCGGCGATGATCGCTACGTCAACATCGTGATCGTCTGAATCATGGAGTACGACCACCGGGAAATGGTCGAACAGCGCTTCCTTATCGGCGCACATGAATACCCAGTAGTCGACGCCGTGGATCCGCAAGATCGCATCAAACTCCATGTGATATTTGCGCTCGATCTGATTAGTCCGCGCCGTCTTATCAGCCCAGAGCGGATCGGCGTGTGTCGGGAGCGTGAACGCCAGGAAGAGGAGGAGGAGTTTCATTCGGTAGTTGCCTCCAGCGCTCGGTTAATCCAGTTGCGTTCCTTACTGGTATTCCAGCCTTCGATGCACTCCGCTATAACACACTGATCAGTGATGAATCCGATTGCCTCGGTGATGAGCTGGTTCTTTCTGTCGTCATCAAGCTGAAGAATATTTAAATGGATAGCGTGGTCCGCCTCCAACTGCTTCTTTTCCTGGCTCTTCGTGTTGACGCAAGCGCGCCAGCGCTCCAGCTCGGCCCGGACCAGGGCGAGCTCGGCCAGGGCTTCAGGGAGTGTCGTGGGGGTCATTTGGATGTCTCCGGGTTGAGAAAATTGAATAGCCAGAGCTGGCCATCGCTTAGGACTGCCTCGACGCCTGGTGGCAGTGCTTCCACCAAAGGATGCATCGAGTTCCAGACTGAAAGGAATTGATCCCAGTCCTCCGCCACTGAGAGTGCGCCGACGCATTCACCCAACAACGTCCGGAACTGTTGCTCGGCCTCGCCTGGCGCGATGTGCTGATGGAGTTTGCGCGATCGCCAGCGTTTGCCGGCTGGCACCGGGTTGATCCGGTTCAGAGTCTCGCGGACTCCTTGCTCGATCCGGTTGTAGATCAGGAACGTCGTGAGCTGCGCAAGCCACGGTTCGCGCTCCTTTTGCCGATCAGGAGCTTTTCCGTGCAACCGAAAGATCTCCGAATAGTAGCGATCCGGAAAAGTCTTGGTCCACGGCTTGGGCCCGGTCGATAGCCAACCGCGCACGTCGACCTGGAACTTGCCGGTTTTGCGGATCTGAGGGAGAACCTCGGTGGTCACCCAGCGCTTGAACCGCTTGTTTTCCTGCAGTGTGCTCCCAAAGATTAGAGCATAGAGGCCGGACTCGTTAACGATCGTGAACCGTTGGGCGCCGCCAAGGGTGTCACGTTTGGTTACACCCTTATCCTCAGAATCGACGTGATCAGATACGGCTTTGCGCGAATTGACGAATCCAAGAATCGCGCATAGGTCAGCCGCAACAAACCACGGCTCGCCGTTGATGATCAGCGTCCGCACCTCGCGCTCGTCGAACGTGAATGGGACAAGGTTGTTCACTCGTCACCTCCTTGGGCTTTCCACCACAGTTCGAATGCCTTGCGCTTGAATCGCCAGCCACCGCCCTTACCGTAGACCTGGAATGCTCCGGGAATGGTTCCCATCCTGGCGTGCCGACGAACGCTGCGCGGATGCTGGCGAATGATCGCTGCGACTTCTTCAACCGTGAGAGGCTGCGAGCTTTTGTTGAACGGAGGAAATAGCAATTCGGTCATAAGGGATTCGCTGGTTTTTTTGGCCGTGGTGGAG